CCAAAAAGATATCGTTGATAAGGTACACAATAATAGATTTGTCATAGCAAAGTTACCCAGACAGTCTGGTAAATCCACTACAATCGTTTCCTACATCCTACACTATGTGCTTTTTAATCAAAGCATGAATGTAGCGATCCTTGCGAATAAGCAAGCAACCGCACGCGAGATATTGAGTCGTCTGAAACTCGCTTATGAATATCTGCCATTATGGTTACAACAAGGTATCGTAGAATGGAATAAGGGATCTATCGAATTAGAGAATGGATCTAAAATTGTTGCATCTGCGACTTCATCATCAGCGATTCGTGGTGGATCGTTTAACATGATCTTTCTTGATGAATTTGCTCACGTTAGTTCTGGTATTGCGGAGGAGTTTTTTAGTTCGGTGTATCCGACTATTACCTCTGGTCAAAGCACTAAAGTTCTCATGGTTTCTACACCAAATGGACTCAACTTATTTTATCACTATTGGAGAGGTGCGACAAAAGAAGTAGGAGAGGAAGGTAAAAACGAATACATTCCCATCGAAGTGCATTGGTCACAAGTCCCACTATATCCAGGCGGTCCTCTTCGGGGTGAAAAGTGGAAAGAAGAAACTATCGCTAATACGAGTGAGCAGCAGTTTCAATCAGAGTTTGAATGTGACTTTGTTGGATCACAGAATACTCTCATATCATCGCTTAAACTAAAATCACTATCTTGGATTAAACCTCTTGAAAGGTCAAATGATGGACTGAGCATATATGAACAACCACAAGATAATAGACAATACTCTTGTGTGGTTGATACGTCAAGAGGTCAGGGATTAGATTATAGTGCGTTTGTTATGGTCGATGTTACCGAGACACCTTACAGAGTTGTAGCAAAATATAGAAATAACATCATATCTCCACTTGTGTATCCGACTGTGATTCGATCTGTGTGTGAAAAGTATAACAAAGCCTTTTGCTTAATTGAAATCAATGACATAGGCGCTCAGGTCGCAGACGTTCTGTATCAAGACTTAGAGTACGATCACATTTACATGACACAAAATAAAGGTCGTAAGGGTCAAGTTGTTGGTGGTGGTTTTGGTGGTGGAGGTAATCAGTTTGGTGTTCGAACAACAGGTCCAGTTAAAAAACTAGGTTGCTCGGTTCTCAAAAGTCTCATCGAAGAAGACAAACTCATAGTTGAAGATATTGATACCATAAACGAGTTAACAACATTTATTGCAAAAAGACAATCGTTCGAAGCAGATGACGGACATACCGATGATTTAGTAATGTGTCTAGTTTTGTTTGCATGGTTAACGAGACAAGATTATTTCAAAGAGATGATGGATACAGATGTTCGTAAAGTGATATATGGAGATCAAATTAAACAGATTGAAGATGAGTTATTACCTGACGGATTTTTTGATAATGGAGATAGTATTGAGATGGGAGAGTACGACGGACAAGATCGATGGTTTTGACTCCTAAATTAGCAAAACTATAAATATCATGAAGCGTTTCTATTGATGAAGTCTTAAAAGGAGAAGAAAATGCCATTTAGCATCAGCCCATCTGTTACAATCACAGAACGAGATCTTAGTTCGATTATTCCACAAATCGCAACCACGACGGGTGCATTTGTTGGTCGATTTGATAAAGGACCAGTCGATACCATTGTAGATATTGACAGCGAAAGAACATTGTCTGAAGTTTTTGGTAATCCATCACCCGATGAAAGAGGTGTTGATTGGTTTGTTGCTGCAAACTTCTTAAATTACAGTGATAAATTGAAAGTTGTTAGAGTTGATGAGAGTGATGGTGCATTCTACGCTGGAGCATTTGGTGGACTGACTGCTGCTAGTCTGGAAAATGGACAAGCATATTGTGGCGCAGGAACTAGTGGTGGATTTTTAGTCGCAACGGCAGATCGAGCAAATCTGACCGCAAAAGAGCCTGGTGTTTTAGGAAACGGTCTTAGGGTTGTTGTTTTCCCCGCAGGAAACGACCCATTCGAAACAAACTTAAACTCTGATGATTTAGGATTTAGTGGTGGTGTTGGCACTGCCTTGAATATTCCTAATTTTGATCCTCAAGCGGAAGCAAATTTATTCTCGTATGTTCCGACTACAACTGCAAAAGTTAAAGAATCTGTTGATAATGGTATCTTTACGGGCGGAATAACTCAAGATGAAGTTCACTTTGCTGTGATTGATCAGTTGGGACTGTATAACGAAACGAGTGGTGGTTTTGGAGTTACTGGTGCAGTTCTTGAGAAATTTGAAGGTCTTTCTCTCTGGAGAGGCGTTTATGACTCAACAGGTAGAAGTATTTACTACAAAGACTATATCAATTCAAATTCTGAATACATTCAAATTGAAGAAAGTGTTCATAGATCACTCTTCAATGCACAAAAAGAGTTCGGTGGTGCTAGTGGTGGTGATCCACTTTGGTCACCAACATCGTCTTTTGTGTATGGACCACTGGGTGTGACCGCAAACGAAGATGATGTGAATACAGGTAATGGTAGACCAAGATATCAAGCGTACAACGCTACGCTTGCTGGTGGTGCTGCTGCTGGTGTTACCTACCCATACGAGGGTGTGGGTTCGAACCCAAGTTTCAATGCTGACGTAAACCCACACAGGTATGCGATTCAAGCAGCATACGAGAAACACTTTGGTGATGCTGATTCGGTGGATATTGACTTACTCATCGGTGGTGCTGCTGAAGGACAGATCTCGAAGAAACTGATTGAGATTGCAGAGAGAAGAAAAGACTGCGTTGCATTCATTTCTCCTCCATCGTCTCCTGCTGGAACTGAATTTAATGATATCTCATATCAAAGTTCATTACAGGGTTTCTCTGGTGCTGATGCAGTCACATCTTACAGAAACACTCAGGGATTCAACTCATCTTACGCTGTCATGGACAGCGGTTGGAAGCAAATGTATGACACATATAACGACCGACTGAGATGGACCCCATTGAACGCTGATGTTGCTGGTATTGTCGCTCGAACCGAAAATACCACCGCACCATTCTTCTCACCTGCTGGTTTCAATAGAGGTCGAGTGCAAGGTGTTGTAAATCTTGCATTCAATCCTAATAAGGCTGCTAGAGATAAACTCTATGCCTTAGGAATCAACCCTGTTGTATCTTTCCCAGGCGAAGGTGCTGTTCTCTTCGGAGATAAAACACTTCAACGAAGAGGTTCTGCATTAGATCGCATCAACGTGCGTAGATTGATGATTTCTCTTGAGAAAGCAATCTCCACTGCTGCGAAGTTCCAGTTGTTTGAGTTCAATGACGCATTTACACGAAGCAGTTTCATCGCATCAGTTGAACCATTCTTGCGTAGAGTGAAAGCAGAAAGAGGAGTTGATGACTTCAGAGTTGTGTGTGATGAAACAAACAACACTACACAAGTTATCGATTCAAATAGATTTGTTGCTGATATCTTCATTAAACCTGCGCGTTCAGTTAACTTTATCAACCTGAATTTCAGTGTCCTGAGATCAGACGCTACATTTAGCGAAAGTGTAACATAACGGCAAAAACTCTTATAAATATAGAGAAAGGAAGATTAAATGACAACAATTAACGAGTTTTCACAAGCGTTTGGTCAGGGACAAAGATCAACACTTTTCCAAGTGAGAGGTGAGATCCCAGGCTCAAGCACGAATCAAACTGAGAGAACTTTCTTTATTAAGTCTGCTCAATACCCTGCATCGACGATTGGTTTTATCGAGGTTCCGTTCAAAGGTCGTAAAATTAAAAGACCTGGCGACAGAACGTTTGCTGAGTGGTCACTTACTGTTGTTCAAGACGCTGACAACAGAATTCGTGAGGACTTCATTGGTTGGATGAACCAATTGAACTCTCATGAAAATATCACAGGTGCAACGCCTGGACCTGCTTTGTTCCCAACGTGGACCATCGAGGCTCTCCAGCAAGATGATTCAATCTCAGGTGGTCAAGGGATTCAACTCATCAACTGCTTCCCAACCGAGGTTGGAACACTTGAATTTAATTATGAAACAGTCGATACCTTTGCGGAGTTTACAGTAACACTTCAATATGATTACTGGACCTCTCAAAAGTCTAACGACTAATAAAGGATTTATATTATGCCGATTGACTTATTTGGTTTCTCTATCGGAAGAAAAGGTAGAGAAGCCCCGAAACCTATAGACTCGAATACCGAGGGCGGTGAAGGTTTATCCTTCGTCGCCCCCGATTCGTATGATGGTACAATCAACGTTGAAGCGGGTGGTATTTTTGGTCACTACGTCAACTTTGATGAGCAAGTAAAAAACGAGTATGATCTTATACAAAGATACAGAGCGATGGCGATGTATCCAGAGGTTGACATCGCAATCACGGACATCGTAAATGATGCATTGGTGATGGATGAATCAAAAAGACCTGTAGAACTCATACTTGAAAATGTTAAACTGTCAGACAACATCAAGAATAAGGTTCAAGAAGAATTTGAAACAGTGCTGAGTCTTTACGATTTTAACAATAAAGCATATGACTTATTTCGCCGTTGGTATGTGGATAGCAAACTTTACTACCATATTATTATTGATGACTCAAACCCAAAACTTGGTATTAAAGAGTTAAGACCGATTGATCCTCTTAAGATCAATAAGGTCAGAAAGGTAGAGAAAGACACCGTTAGAAAAAATGGAGGGTCTTTTCCTGTTATAAAGGGAGTCGAAGAGTTTTACATCTATAAAGAAACAGATAAGAACTCTTTAACACCAACTCCACAAACAGGATTGAAGATCTCACCTGATTCTATAATTTACTGTCACTCTGGTCTTATCGAATATGGAAATAAGCGAGTCGTTGGGTACTTAAGTAAAGCGATTCGTCCATTGAACATGCTTCGACAGATCGAAGATTCTGTTGTCATTTACAGAATGTCAAGAGCGCCTGAGCGTAGAGTATTTTATATCGATGTCGGTAACCTACCAAAAGATAAAGCCGAGCAGTATATGAGAAGTCAGATGACTCGGTATCGTAATAAGATTACTTATGATCAAAACACAGGTGAAATGCGTGATGATCGTAGACACTCATCCATACTTGAGGACTATTGGTTACCACGAAGAGAGGGTGGTCGTGGAACAGAAATCACATCACTCGATGGTGGTCAAAACTTGGGTGAAATGGAGGATGTCGAATACTTCATGCGAAAGTTATATCGTGCATTAAACGTTCCACCGTCAAGACTTGATGCTGAAAACGGTTTCAATATGGGTCGATCCGCTGAGATCACTAGAGACGAAGTTAAGTTCTTTAGATTTATTGATCGACTTCGTAACCGATTCGCAGACTTATTATTACAAACTCTTCGAACACAACTTATTCTTAGAGGTGTGATGAAGAAAGAGGATTGGGATTCTATCTCACAAGATATTAGTTTCAAATTCAAAACAGAGTCTTACTTCCATGAACTGAAAGAAACAGAAATGTTGAAAGAAAGAATGGAAATTCTTCGTGACATGGATGATGTTGTTGGTAAATACTATTCAGTTGAATGGGTGAGAAAGAACGTTCTTAAGCAAACTGATGAAGAAATTAAAGAAATGGACAAGCAGATGAAGTCTGAAACTGATGCAGGCATTATTGGTGGTGATGATGAGGAGGAACCAGATGAACGATAATATTCGTAACATGTTGCAGTATAGTTTAATTGGTAATGAGGATGAGTTTAAACAGGCTTTTGAAACAGAAGTCAATGATCGTATCGCTGATAAACTAGCACAAAGACACGTTGATATCACATCAAACATTTTACAAAACGAACAAGAGCAAGAAACCGAAGAAGAATAATTTTTTTTTCTAAATATAGTAGAAAAGGGAGAAGTTATGTTATCAAAAGACATCTTAGATCATATTGTTAATGGTAATTCCACGGAAGCACGGAACATGACTGTTAACTTACTTCAAGCAAAGTTGAGTGAACTCATGGCACAAAAGTATGATGAGGTCGCTCCTACTGTATTTGGTGAAACCAAAAAAGAACAAAAGAAAGCACCTGTCACAGATAAAGATGACGATGGTGAAGGTATGGACCCAGTTGGTCAAGAAGACGACGACGTTGATAATGACGGTGATTCTGATAGCAGTGATAAGTATCTGAAGAATCGTCGTAAAGTCGTAACAAAAGCAGTAAAACAGGATGAACAAGTTGGTGCTAGATCTGCTGGTATGCAACGTGGTGGAAGGAAAACGTACGGTGTTCGTGATGTTGAATTCAAAGGCGCTAGTCCAGAGCAACAATCACGAATGAAGACTCGTTATTATCAAGACAAAGAGAGACAAACCAGAGACGCTGAAAGAGAACGCAAACAAAAACAAAGAGAAAGAGAAGCAAAGCAACGTGAGAGAGGAGTAAGACCAGCATGAAACTCATCACAGAAATGACCGAAGATATTCAGATTGTGACTGAAACCATCGATGAAGGTAAAGGTCGAGAACACTTTATTGAAGGTGTTTTTATGCAATCAAATCTTAAGAACAGAAATGGTCGTGTATATCCTAGAGAAACCTTGATGAATGAGGTTGCTCGATACAATAAAGAATATGTGAGTAAGAATCGTGCGATGGGTGAACTAAATCACCCACAAGGACCAACTGTAAATCTCGATAGAGTTTCGCATATCATAAAAGAACTTCGTCCTGACGGAGATAACGTTTATGGTAAGGCGAAAATCATGGAAACCCCTATGGGTAAAATCGCTAAGAACTTAATCGATGAGGGTGCGAAACTCGGTGTTTCATCTCGCGGTATGGGTTCACTCAAACAAAACAAAGATGGTGAAAACGAAGTTCAAAAAGACTTCATGCTCGCCGCTGTAGATATTGTCGCTGATCCATCTGCTCCTAATGCCTTCGTTGAAGGAATCATGGAAGGTAGAGAGTGGGTTTGGGATAATGGTATTCTCAAAGAAAAGCATATTGCTGAATATGAGAAAGAGATAGAGTCTGCATCTAAAGCAGATCTCGAAGAAAAGAAACTTGAGATATGGACGGACTTTATCTCAAAACTGTGAATTTATAAATAGAGAGACTTTAGCCACAATCTTTAAAGGAGAGACACTAAGATGGAACATTTAGATCCAATTGAAACCGCAAGAAGAATTCTCGCTGGAGAATCTTTAGTCGAAAATAATATCGTCGAGGACGAAGTTGATGAAATCGTTGTCGAGGATTTTGAAGATCTTGATATCGAAGAAGTCGAAGAAATGGCTCACGGTAATAAGAAGAAGATGAAAAAAGAAGAGGATGACGAGGATGACGACGACGATGATGATGTCGAAGAAGCCATGCATCCTATGGGTAAGAAAAAGTTAAATGCAACCTACGGTAAAATGAACGCAGGTAAGCATAAGATGAATGCAGGTATGCATAAGATGAAAGAGGCTGAAACCGTCGTTGACGATGAAGCACAATCTCAGGATACCGAGGGTAAGAAACCTCAAACTGCTAAACCCGTTGGTAACGCATCTGGTAAGAACCAAGCAACCATTAAAACAAAACCATCTAAGGCTAAGGCTGGTAAGATCCCTCAAAATCAAGGAAACGTTGGTGATGTCGGATCTATGAAGGAGCATGTTGATGCACTCTTTACGGGTGAAGACCTCTCCGAAGATTTTAAGGTTAAGGCTTTGACCATCTTCGAAACAGCGTTGAATGAAAGAGCAGCACAAGTCGAAGAAGAATTGACTCTTCAATACGAAGAAGCAATCGCTGAACACACAGAAGCAGTGTCTAAAGAACTTGCAGAAAAACTTGACGACTACCTCTCCTATGTTGTCGAACAGTGGATGCAAGAAAACGAACTCGCTATTGAAACGGGTATTCGTGCTGACGTTGCAGAAAACTTCTTGAGTGGATTGAAAGGTCTGTTCGAATCGAACTACATCGAGGTTCCCGAAGAGAAGTATGACTTGGTGGAAAGCCTCGCACAAACTGTTGTTGACTTAGAAGAAAAACTCAACGATGAACTTAACTACAACATCGAACTGAAACAAACAGTTGAAGAAAAAACAAGAGATGAAATCTTTGTTGAAGTTACTGAAGACTTAGTTGATACGGATACTGAAAAAATGAGAACACTGTCTGAAAACCTTGAGTTTACAGATGAAGACAGTTTCCGTAATAAACTCGAAGTTCTTAAAGACAACTACCTCTCGGAAGGTGTCTTGACTGAGGATACTGAAGTGTCTACTTCAGTCGAAAATTCTGACACTAGTTTAATGAGTGCGTACACTGATGCACTTACTAGAGTCGCTAAGTCCGCAAACGACAACAAGGTTTCTTGAAAAACAGAATATTATAACTATTAAGAGTAGTATACAACTATATCAAAGGAGATAGAAATGGATTTTAACGGAGTTACACCTTATGACCAACTTACTGAGAAGTGGTCGCCAGTTCTTGATCATCAAGCGATGCCTGAAATCGAAGATGGTTATAGAAGAAAAGTTACCGCTGCTCTTCTTGAGAATCAAGAATCAGCACTTAGAGAGCAATCGCTGAACGAAGCGCCTAACTCACTGAACCATGCTGGTTCTGGTGGTCTTGCAGGTGTAGACGGGTCACAAAGACCACTCGGTGGTTATGATCCTATTCTGATCTCTCTCGTTCGTCGTGCGATGCCTAACCTGATGGCATATGATGTCTGTGGTGTTCAGCCTATGAGCGCCCCAACAGGTCTTATCTTCGCACTTAAGTCTCAATTCAGCGGTGCTGACAGAAACAACGAAGCCCTCTTCGCAGAAGCAGGTAACTTCGGTGGTACTGGTGGTGCTACTGCTGCTGCTAACTTCGACCCATTATTAGGTGTTACCGCAGGTGATGTCTCAATCGGTCGTCCTATGAGCAGAGACTCTGCTGAAGCACTCGGTGAAAACAGTGCTTTCAATTCGATGGCATTCAGCATCGAGCGAACTTCTGTCACAGCGAAGACTCGCGCCCTGAAAGCGGAATACACAACCGAACTCGCCCAAGACTTGCGTGCTGTTCACGGTCTTGACGCTGAAACCGAACTCGCTAACATTCTCAGCACGGAAATCCTTGCTGAAATCAACCGCGAGATCATTCGCACCATCTACGGTGTTGCGAAACTCGGTGCCCAGCAAAAAGATCTGACATACGCCAACACTGGTGCTACACCTGTGATTGGTCACCCTGGCACTGGTCAAGGTGGTATGTACGACCTCGACTCCGACTCTGACGGTCGTTGGTCAGCAGAGCGTTGGAGAGGACTCATGTTCCAAATCGAACGCGAAGCAAACGTTATCGCCAAGCAAACTCGTAGAGGAAAAGGTAACGTCATCATCTGTGATGCTGATACCGCATCTGCTCTTGCTATGGGTGGATACCTCAACATCTCTCCTGCACTGAATGTTAACCTGAACATCGACGATACAGGTAACACATTCGCAGGTGTTCTTAACGGTAAGTTTAGAGTCTACATTGACCCATTCGCTACCGAAGCATCAACTTCCTTTACCAACAACAGACCAACTAACTACGTCTGTGTCGGTTATAAGGGTACGAACCCGTATGATGCTGGATTGTTCTACTGCCCATACGTTCCGTTGCAAATGGTTCGTGCAGTCGGTGAGAACACCTTCCAGCCCAAGATCGGATTCAAGACTCGTTACGGTCTGGTTTCTAACCCATTCGTGACGACGACTGGTGCTGCGAACGGTACGCCTGACGGTGAAACACTCACCATCCGTGCTAACCAATACTATCGTATCTTTAGAGTTCTTAACCTTCACGGTAACTCTGGAACCTAATAGATAAAAACTCCGAGTGAAGTAAGAGAGGGGGGTCTTTGACCCCCCTCTTTTCGTATACATAGTAAACAGGAGGTCTATATTATGAGACATTTTTTAACACTTGTTGTTTGCACACTTTCTTCTTTTAGTTTTGCCAGTGAGTCTGGTCCACCATCCGATCCTAATGCTGTTGCGATGTGGATCGACGATCTTGGTAGACTTACTCCATTCGGTCGAACGTTCGATGTTTATATTCAAACTGGTTTTGATCCAGAGTTTTCTTACCCAAATGGTGATCCTCGTCGTCCCTACATGATCGGTTGCACCCGTGGAAATGAATCGCCTTCTCGTTCCTTTGGTTGGGCGATTGAAGGTGATATGTTCAAGAATCGCAGACCCGATCATCTTTATCCTTGGTTAGATAATTGTCAAGAGTGTATTGACTACTGGACTATAGATACTGGGATTGAGTGTCCAAGCCCTGGCGCTTACTGGGACTGCATTCAATCTAACCCCTACCAGCGATGGATGTATCTCGGTGCGAAGTTCACTCCAATCAACTGGGAGTTTTCGGGTCCGCAGGGATGCTGTCCTCGGACGGCTGATCTAGTTGATCTTGAGTACGCATGGTGTGACTCTTGGATTCTGCATGGTCCGCTCGGTAAGAAGTACGGTAACTCACAACAATACAAGTACCCACAGGTACAGCAACAACACAAGGATCTGATGGATTCCCCCGTGTTGAAGTTCTGGGAGCCTTTCCCTGTAGGTCAGATTCCATCTCAAGTGTGTTGCTCTTCCCCATCACAGAATGACTACGGTGATCTAATCAAGTGGAACGCTGATGTTGACTGGGAAAGTGAGAAGTGGCCTGGTTCATTTCACATCGCTCGGTTTACAGGTCCAGACTATTTTTCCTCTGGTGGTGTGGTACGGTTTGCTTGCGGTAACGATCATCCATGTGATCCATCACCTTATAGTGTTAATTACTACCCCGACAACTCTTGCCCTTCTGATTTAAATGAAGATGGTCTGGTTGGTTTCCAAGATTTGTTACAAGTGCTTGGAGACGTTGCTGCATATAAGTACCACCCGCAAACTAACAATGGATTTAACGCAATCCTGAAAGTCCTCGCGGAGTGGGGAGATTGCTAAAATCATAAATAGTGAGTAATTAAATACTTGGGGGAATATTATGTTTAAACGAACACTTGCACTTGCTATAACTACATCTGCGATGGCTGACCTTGCTGGACCAGGCGTCGGTGAACCAGAACTATACTTTCAGTCTGATGTTTACGGGGAACGTTGGAATGCATATGTAGAAACCGCTGTATACACAGAGGATGATCAGCAAGATTTTGTCGGTGTTCCTGATAACGCTATTCTTATCACTTACACATTACATAACAGTCCTGAGTCACAATCATCTATTGAAGACTTTGATGTTTTTACTGGTGTAAAGTCAGATGAACTTTCGATTTTATCGATTCCAGGCTATCTAACATCTCCACTCGAAGAACAATTTGATGAATTTTATAACGATCCAGACTACGTTAATTTTGCATATGAGACAGGACTCTATAACTGGGACTGGGGGACTGAGGGAAACGAGGAATCCTCAGGCTTAAAGCCTGGGGAATTTGCGACGATGTTTGTGATCGCTTACGCAGATTCTTGGATCGAAAGTCCTGGCATAATTCAAGGTGAAAGTGATGCGGGTATATTCTTTACAGTCGTACCAGAGTTTACGGTTATTCCTGCGCCTAGCGTCTTGACGATGTTAGGTGTGTCTTTAATCGGTCGTGGTAGAAAACGATATACATAATGTATGGGATACACTGCTGAGAATCAAATACCGATACCAGATTATTACCAATCTTTAGGCACGAGACAACCAAAGACTAATAATTATCTAATGAACACCTCGTTTAGATTTATCATGGATAAATCTCCGAATATGGTTTGGTTCTGTCAGCGTGTGAATATACCAGACTTCTCCTTAAATGCGATTGAACAACCAACTAGATTTGGTGCTAGATCGTTTAAGGCTGGTGATAAATATAATTTTGGTGATTTGAATATAAGTTTTTTGGTGGATGAAAATATGGATAACTATCTTGAACTTCATGATTGGTTAAGAAGTTGTGCAAATCTAGAAGACACCACAGAGTTTGAGGGTAGAGAAAGATTTACCACAGATGCTGAGTTGATCATTGTAAATAGTGCCTATCGACCCGTAAGGTCAATTAGATTCAAGGAGTTAATACCTGAGTCATTGGGGTCCGTAGATTTTGATTCCACTACTGGTGAGACAGAGCCTATCATTGTAGACGCATCTTTTAAGTTTGTGACGTACGAGATAAAACCGATATAACCTTGACAATAAGGTGTTATGGGGTAAACTCTACCAAAAGGAGTTTATATGTTATTGGATGAGTTGAAGTCTATGGTTCAGCAAGACTTAGAAATTGACAAAACTGAATTAGATGTTGAGGCTTTAAAAACACCACAACTTCATAACAAGTATTTAAACTTTCTGTTAGATGAGAAGTTGATTCTTACAAAGGCTGAAAGTGAGTTACGAATACTCCGAAAGATAAAATGGCTTTACTATACAGGAAAGATGAGTCACGAAGAGTTAGAGGAAAGAGATCTTGAACCTTTTGCTTTGAACATACTCAAACAGGATTTAGAAAAGTTTTTGGAGTCAGATGACGAGATTGTTAAGTTAACAAATAAGGTTGAGTATCAAAAAGAAAAGGTGGAATATCTAAAGTCTGTCGTAAAAACAATGTCTGATAGACAGTGGTATATTCGATCTGCAATTGATTGGATAAAATTTACGAATGGAAACTAATCTTATTACAATCAAACCATACGACAGTGTGTATGTAAAAGTTGACTGTGAGAGATCTGTTGCAAAAGAACTCTCAGACTTTTTTACGTTTAAAGTTCCTAACTACCAATACACTCCCGCCTATAAGAATAAAGTATGGGACGGTCAGATAAGATTATACAACATGCACACTCAAACTTTCTATAGGGGGTTAATTGATTATCTTGCTGATTTTGCAAACGAGAGAAACTATACTCTCAAAAATAACTTAGAGATCGTTTCTCATACTATATCTGATGACAGTTTGCTCAAGTATATGCGTGAACACCTAAAACTTCCGTTCGATCCATACGAACATCAGATTTCTGCAATTAAGCACGCTCTAGAGCAGCAGAGAACCCTTCTCGTCTCTCCTACGGGGTCAGGTAAGTCTTTGATCATTTACACTTTGTTGCGATACTATCTTGATCGTCTACCGCCTGATAAAAAGATACTAATTATCGTTCCGACTACCTCACTAGTTTCTCAAATGATGAGTGACTTTCGAGACTATGCTGAAAACTGTGATTGGTCAGTAGATGATAATTGTCACTACATTATGTCGGGTCAAGAAAAAACAACAGATAAGAAGATTGTAATATCCACATGGCAGAGTATTCATCGAGAACACGAAAAATATTTTAAGGACTTTCACTGTGTGTTCGGTGATGAGTGTCACTTATTTAAGGCAAAATCACTCACAGGTATCATGACCAAACTAAAAAATTGTGATCATAGAATCGGAACCACGGGAACACTCGATGGATCACAAACTCACAAACTCGTAATCGAGGGATTGTTTGGATTGGTTAAGAATGTTACCACCACGAAAAAACTCATGGACAAAGACTTATTGTCTAGACTAAAGATTGATTGCCTAGTTTTGGGATATAGTAAAGAGTCAACGAAAGAAACTAAAAGAGCAAAGTATATTGATGAAATCAAGTGGATCATCAACAATGAGGCGAGAAATAAGTTTATCACTGACTTGTCCTGCAAACTAAAGGGAAACACCTTGCTTCTTTTTAATTATGTAAAAGAACACGGTGTCCCTCTTCACGAAATGATTCAAAACAACTGTCCCGATAAAGATATTCACTTCATTCATGGTGGGACCGATGTATCACAGAGAGAAGATATTCGAAAACTCGTGGACACGGTTGATCGTGATTCGATACTTATTGCATCCTACGGAACCTGCTCCACAGGTATTAACATCAAGAATATAAACAATATCATTTTCGCCTCACCATCAAGATCCGTTATTCGTGTATTGCAGTCTATTGGTAGAGGACTAAGAAAGTCTGATGTGAAAGATAGAGTAAAACTGTTTGACATAAGCGATGATTTGAGACATCTCAAGTATGTCAACCACACCTATCGTCACATGCAGGACAGAGTGAAGATATATAGTAAAGAGAAGTTTGATTTTACACATAAGAATCTGAACTTGGAAGGTAACACATGAACTCAGACTACCGACTGTTAAAATTAAAAAGTGGAGAGGAAATCGTAACTAAGATTGTTGCTCAGAAAAGAGACAGCATTACGGTTGAAAGACCCTATGAATTTCAAAACATGATGGTGCATGATCCTATTGGTCGTAAAAAAGAGGTCACAGTGTTAAAGGATTGGTTACGTCATAGTAGTCAAATTAAAACCGTAATCCCAAAAGACTTTATTGTTAGTTTTTTGTCACCAGACTATGATGTGGTTCGGTTGTATGAGGACTCTAAGGAAAGAGACGATAAGATTCAGATGCAACACGATGCAATTGATAATATGACCGAGGATGAAGCACAAGCGGCTTTAGAGCAAAAGATTCAGCAAATGTTACAGTCGATGAGAGAAAAATTTGATGATGACTTCTCTGAAGACAACATGGATAACATAGACCAAATCTCTGGTATGCCTAATAAAGAAAAAGACAAAGAAAAAGAATTTGTAGTCATGAACATGATCTTCCCACCAAGTATCATTAAAAAATTTATTGAAGAAGGCTTTTTAGATCCAGACGATATCATGGACTTGATCGATGATGACGACATTGGTATGAGAACGTTCACAGATAAAGATACAAGTAACGAAACTGATCGTGAAGATTTTGGAACTCAGTGGACCGACTACTCTTGGAATCCTAATGATTTATTAGACTCAGAAGATTCAGAAGAACAAGATGATTAATTGTACCCCCCTTTCCCCTTGACAAGATTAAGTCTAGTGATATGATGTGTGACATGTCAAGAATAAAAAGGACAAAAAAATATGAGCAGCAAAAAAAATCAATACATCGATAACAAAGAGTTTTTCAAAGCGATGTGTGAGTGGAAAGACAACATTACAGAAGCAGAGTCTATGGGGGAACCAAGACCACCAGTGACTGAGTATATTGGTAAATGTTTTTTGGATATTGCGGAACACTTGTCATACAAACCAAACTTCATGAACTATCCATTTAAGGATGAGATGATCGGCGATGGTATTGAAAACTGTCTGATGTACGCTCATAACTTCAACCCTGAAAAATCTAAAAATCCATTTTCATATTTTACTCAGATTGTGTATTATGCTTTTCTGAGAAGAATCGAAAGAGAAAAGAAACAAAACTATATCAAGTTTAAAACAATTCAGATGGAAGACTCAGAGGGATCTTTACGAAAGTATTATTCCGAAAATTACTTTGAAGATAAAAGCCTTGAACAGCATTTTAATCTAACCGATTCTGACATAGAACGATTTACACCTAAGAAGAAAAAGAAGAAAAAGGACGCAGATGAAAATAGCACTACTGAGTGACACGCATTGGGGAGCGAGAGGAGACTCTCAGTTATTCCTTGACTATTTTACTGAGTTTTTCAACGATACATTTTTCCCTTACTTAGATGCGAACAACATCACCACAGTTCTTCATGCTGGTGATCTTATGGATCGTCGAAAGTTTGTAAACTTCAACGTTCTTAATCATGTCCGAGAACATTTTATAAAGCCTCTAAAAAATCGCAACATTGATTTGCATTGTATCTTAGGTAATCATGATGTGTATTATAGAAATACAAACCGAATCAATTCGATGCGTGAGTTATTCTACGAGGACTTTAACATATACGAGAAGCCTAAAACACTGGAGTTTGACGGGTTACGAATCGCCATGTTACCGTGGGTAAATAAAGAAAACGCAGAGGAGTTTACAGACTACATCAAAACAGTGGATGCTCCGATACTAGTTGGTCATTTGGAGTTGGACGGATATGAGGTTTTAAGAGGCGTAAAGCATAGAGGCGGAATGTCCCCACAACTATTCAAGCGTTTTGAGAAAGTGTTGAGTGGTCACTTTCACTGTAAACAAAGTCGAGACAATATACACTATCTTGGAACTCACTACGAGATAACATTCTCGGATCACGGTGAACCAAAAGGCTTTCACGTTCTAGACACAGAAACAAGAGAACTTGAATACATCGAAAATCCAAGTCGAATGTTTCATAAACTAAAGTATGAGGACGATAAAGCCTACAGCGAGTCTTTCTATTCTAGTTACGAAAACCGATATGTTAAGGTATTTGTATCGAGCAAGAAAGATCCAGTTAAGTTTGATAAGTTCTTAGAAGGGCTGTATACCGCCCAAGTCGCAAACCTTACGATTGTCGAAGAAGAGGATCTTGAACAAGAAAAGGTTGACATCGATATGAAAAAAGATACACTGACACTAATTCAAGATGAAGTTGATTCTCTCAAGTGCGAAGGCGACAAAGAGAAAATCAAGAAAATGATTCGTGATTTGTATATGGAGAGTTTAACACTGTGAACATTTTTGTTTTAGATAATGATCCAATCAAGGCTGCGGAATACTCATGTGATAAGCATGTCGTTAAGATGATTGTGGAGTCATGTCAGATGTTGTCATCTGCACATCGTGTTCTTGATGGGCAGGAATATACAGACTTGTCGAAGGGTGCAAAACCTCGTCGTATAAAACGATGGAGACTAGAAGAACCAAGAGAAGGTCTACTGTGGAAAGCATCGTTTGTTGGTCATCCCTGCACACAGTGGATTATGCAATCAAAAGAAAACTACCGATGGTTAGCGAGACACGCTGTTGCGTTGACCGAAGAATACACAACACGCTATGAGAAAAAACATTCATGCGAATCTATGTGTCGGTACTTCCTTGATACATACCCCGATAACCTTTTGTCTATTCATCAGACAGAGTTTGCTCAAGCGATGCCTGAACAATATAAGGTTGTGGGTGATGCGGTTCAAGCGTATCGTAATTATTATCATGGAGAGAAAGCGTATTTTGCAAAATGGAAAACAACCACTCCACATTGGTGGAACGGAGTTAGCGTTACAGTATGATTAAATTTACAAAGATTCGATGGAAGAACTTTCTTTCAACGGGAAATGCATTCACAGAAGTTGATTTGTGTCGTCACGGTCTTACCCTTATAACGGGAGAGAACGGTGCTGGTAAGTCTACGATTCTGGATGCATTGACATACTCTTTGTTTGGTAAATCATTTCGTGGTATCACCGTTTCTACACTTGTGAATAGTATTAATGAAAAGGACTCTGTGGTTGAGATAGAATTTTCTATTGGTCCTAAGTCATATCTTGTTCGTCGAGGACAGAAACCAAAAGTGTTCGACATCTATGTTGACGGAGAGTTGCTACCACAAGAGGCTAAAGCAAAAGACTATCAGAGAATCCTAGAGGAACAGATTCTTAAAATGTCTTACAAGTCCTTCTGTCAGATTGTTGTTTTGGGATCATCAAACTATGTTCCCTTCATGCAGTTGTCTGCGACAGATAGAAGAGACATCGTTGAAAACTTGTTGGATATTAATATATTTACCATCATGAACATCATGGTGAAGGGTAAGGTTTCTGCTGTTCGTGAGATTATTAAGGACAAAGAAAATAGTATCGATATGCTAAAGACAAAGATCGAAACTAAAAAAGAATATATTGATAAGATCAAAGACCAAGCAAAAAGTAATCTCGATAGTATCGATGACGAGATTGATCAAAAGAAACAAGAAATAGAGGACGCAAAAAATAGGATAAAAGATCTAGAGGACAAGCACCTAGATCTGATTGGTGAGTTGGTTGATCATGACGTAAATAAAAATAGTTTGTCCGACCTGTCACTCGAAAGACGAGAGATAAACTCTAAACTCTCCGATATCAAAAAGGATATGGACTTCTTTTCACAGAACGATCAATGTCCAGTGTGCCGACAAGATATAGGCGTTGATCATAAGTGTCAGATTGTTACAAACCAAAAAACAAAACAGTCTGAACACGAAGACAATCTACAAAAGTTGATAGTGAAGATGGACGAAACAAAAAAGAGGCTAGATGATCAGGATGAAATACAACAAACGATCAATCAAATCTTGGGTGAGAAACAATACGAACAGGCGAAGATAGATTCTTGTCAAACATACATCGATGGGATGCTCAAGAGAAAACAGCAAAACCAGAGTCAAGAGAACACACTTGATGATGATATTGTAGAAATGAAGAAGTTGATTCATGAGGGCATGGAACAAACAAAAGAAAAAGAAAGATTTATTGTTGATGAAAATCATCTTGAGATTATTCAAAGTCTGCTAAAAGATACAGGCATCAAAGCAAGAATTATTAAACAGTATCTCCCTGTCATGAATAATTTAATCAATAAGTATTTGAAGGCGATGGACTTCTTTTGCAAGTTTACACTCGATGAAAACTTTAATGAAGAAATCAAAAGCAGATACCGTGATGACTTCTCATACTACAATCTAAGTGAGGGTGAAAGACTTCGTATTGATCTTGCTCTTCTGTTTGCATGGAGAGAAGTTGCTAAACTGAAAAACAGCGTAAGTTGTAACTTGTTGATTCTCGATGAGGTTTTTGATTCAAGTCTCGATGCAGCGGGAACCGAAGAGTTTATGAAACTACTTAAGACATTCACTAGCGGTAATTCAAATATCTTTGTGATTAGTCACAAGACGGATCATCTTGCTGATAAGTTCCACAACCACTTTGTGTTTATGAAAAAGAACAACTTTAGTAGGATCAAGTAATGTATGAGAAAAACACTAGTCTCATAGACTCTGATATTAACTGTAAGTTCGAGGACTTACTGTGCATGACTCCAGATGAGTTTCGATCTTGGGTTTCAAAGATGAGAAAACTTGTGATTGATATTTGGGATGAGCAAAACGTCCCACCGAGACAAGGAAAAACTGAAGATGAAATCATAGATCAGTTTAATAAAATGATCTCATATCCCATACACGAGTTCACACACTCTGACGAATTGTCTGACATCCCTGATGATGTCATTGTCAATAAAAGTAGATTAGGTGCAGAGGCAGATCAGTGGTTTGCGAACATGTATAAAACTAGAATCAATTACACAGAAAGAGATAATGGTTATTCAATCTATGATCTTTTTGCGTTGGATAGATTTGAGGAGAAAATGTTTAAGGGATGCATGAGACACTTTCGCAGAGACTCCATGTATCTACACGCTCTCACCTGTTTCAAAAATAATGTGAAACCAGCGTTAGTCTCAGTTGATGACGGTATCACATTCGTCAATACTTTCTACGATAACCAGAGCATCATCTTCAATGGTTACAACTTTTTTCTAGAACAGGTTGCAATCAAAGAAGGGATGAATACTGGGTATAATCAAGTAGACCAGTCAAACACACTTTCTTTAACGAAAGATCAAGTTTTAGAATTACAAAGAAATGGAAGATTAGAGTATCGTCATTACTCTACATTTGATATAGATAATATGCCTGATGATAAGGTGTATAACGTTCGCATATACAAAGAGGGAAACAGAGTGTTTCCAAAAGGATTTGCAGCGTTTCGTATTGGTTATATTCAACCAGCAGTTAACTTCCCACCCATGACAGCGAAGTATCTATATGAAAGGTTTACAGATGATATCAAAGATCAGGACGTTATTAAAATTTATGACCCGTCCGCTGGTTGGGGAGGTAGGATTCTTGGAGCGATGTCCGTTCGTGATGACAGAAGTATTCATTACATCGGCACTGACCCTAACGTTGATAACTTTTCTCCAGACAGCACCAACAGATACTCCGATATCGCTGAGTTCTACAACACCAAAACCAATAGAGGAAACACATTTTTTTGCGGACCTGTTAACACTTATGAAATCTATTGTTTGGGGTCAGAGGTAATCCAACACGATTTGGGGTTTCAGAAACATAAAGGTGATATAGATCTTATTTTTACATCCCCACCCTACTTTAATCGTGAAGCATACAGCGAAAACGAAAACCAAAGTTACAAAAAGTTTGGTTCATCATATGAATCGTGGAGAGATGGTTTTCTTCGTCCGACCTTAGAAACAGCGGTGACTTGGTTAAAGCCTAACCGTTACTTATTGTGGAACATCGCTGATGTTAAGGTTGGAGAAAAATATCTGCCTTTAGAAAAAGATAGTATTGATATACTTGAATCTATGGGTGTCGAGTATAAATATACTTTGAAGATGGCACTCGAAGGAATGCCTGGTCAAAATAGGTTGGACGAAAATGGAAAACCTAAGTGTAAAAACTATTGCAAAATAAATGGAACGTATGTAAAATATGAACCAGTTCTCGTTTTTAAGAAAGGTTGTTTATGAGACAAGTAAAATTAGAGTATGTTTGGTTGGACGGTTGTGAACCAGTGGGTATTCGCTCCAAAACTCGGAACGTAAATATTCCCTCAGAAAATCCGCAGATTCCACCGACTATCGATAACATCATTGAACATGCACCTGAGTGGTCTTATGATGGATCAAGCACCAATCAAGCGGTGACTGAAAATAGCGATCTTTCTCTGAAACCTGTGAAGGTTTTTAAGAATCCATTCGTTCCTCCTCAGTCACCCATTCCATCATTCATTGTATTGTGTGAAGTTTATGATATGGATGGTAACCCTCACGCAACAAACAATCGTGCAATTTTACGAGACGCTTTTTCGAATAACAAAGAATCTGATAAGACAATTTTCTCAGTTGAGCAGGAATATGTCTTATGGAATCCAAAAGAAAACTGGCCTGCTGAGTGGGGTGAGCATGGTGAATATCCAGCACCTCAAGGAGATTATTATTGCGGTGTTGGTGGTGACTTAACTCCATTACGTTTCGTGGTAGAGCAACATGCTCAAGCGTGTTCACAAATTGGTCTTTTTTACGAAGGAAACAATGCTGAGGTAATGAAGTCTCAATGGGAATATCAATTAGGTCCAATGGATGCGATTGATGCTGCTGACAGTCTTTGGATATCACGTTATATCTTACAGCGTGTTGCAGAGAGTCGAGGGATCGGTATCAACTATGATCCTAAGCCTGTCGAAGGAGATTGGAACGGATCGGGGGCGCACATTAACTTTTCAACACATTCTATGAGATCTGGTGATATGGATCTCATGAACACGATCTGCGAAAAATTAGCAGACGGTCATGGTGAACTCATGTCAAGCAGTGATTATGGTGTGGGTAATGAACGTAGATTGACAGGAAAGCATGAAACATCTTCCATTGAAGACTTCTCATATGGAGTCAGTGATAGGTCTGCATCAATTCGTATTCCACCCGTCACAGTGAAAAATGACGGTGCAGGTTACTTGGAAGATCGTAGACCAGCAGCAAATATGGACCCATATCTTGCTTACGCTGCAATTCTGAACACCATTAAGGTAGAGGAAAATGCCGAAGTTACTACCGCTTAAGTATAAGAATATGAAGTCGGAGTCATATGAGACTTATCTAACACAGTCGTTAGAAAGTCTCGACTCCAACTTCGTTGTTAAAGTTTACAAAACAGCAGGAGATCATGATAAATGGTCATCCTTCTTAAAAGGAACAGATCTTAGAATTCAACTACGTTGGAAGAAAGATGTTATCGACGAATTTATTGTAGATAAGAAGTTTTGGTACATGTCTAACCGTGAGAGAGAAGATCGTATGCACATGAGAGATCATGCTCACATACATATTGATGAGATTTATAGAGTTTATAAACTTACGAACGATAAGAAGAAAAAGTAATGGTTTACGACATATCACAACTTTTAACTTACGCTTGGGGTGGTGGTGGATGGCAGTCTGCTTACTCCAAAATGGTTGCGGTACAAGTAGGCGCTGTTAGAGATTCTGCAACTGCGAAACAATTTATTGAAAACTACATCATACCAGAAGGATTCAATAAATTTGAGGCGATTCAGATTTATAATCTGATGAGTCAATTACATCAGAGACAGAGAGTGCAGTCTAATAGAACTTCGTTATACAGAAATAGATCAGTATTAAGAAGGGATAGAAGAGGCAGAAGAAGATTTACTCAAGAGGTAAATAACAGAGATCGCTTCAACGTTGTTGGAGATTTTAAAATGTTTGACGAATCTGGACAATATACTATCTATTCACTTGGTGATGTGGTATACTATGAGGGTAATAGTTACATCGCAACAGGTAGAGTTTCAGGATATGTGCCTGAATCTACTCATCCAAACAATAAATGGAAACCTGTTGACAACCCAAATAAAACCATCGATGGTGGTGATACTTTCTGAAAGAGGCAACAAAATTATTCTTCTTGATAATAGTCAAGTTCTCATCGCAAACATTTTTTCTGTAGCAAAACAAGAGCAAAAAATTGATGAGAACTTTATACGTCACCTTGTGCTAAACACATACCGCATGGTTAAGACTAAGTTTGGTGACACTTATGGTGATCTAGTAATTTGTGATGATACCTCAAACTGCTGGAGAAAAGATTGCTTTGAATACTACAAGGCGAATCGCAAAAAGAATCAAGATAAATCTGCAATCGATTGGTCTGATGTCTTTGGTGTCATGAATATCATTCGAAATGAGGTTAGAGAAACTTTTCCCTACAAATGTCTCTCTGTCGATAGAGTTGAGGCAGATGATATTATTGCAGTCCTATCACGCAAATATCATACGAGCGAAAAGATTCTCATCGTTTCAAACGATAAAGACTTCCAACAACTCCAAAGATATAACAACGTCGAACAGTATAGTTTGATGAAGAAACAATTTCTAGTTTGTGATGACCCTCAACGTTTTTTGATGGAACACATTATCAAAGGCGACTCGTCAGATGGTATTCCAAATGTTCTCTCAGATGATGATACTTTTATGATCGATGGTAAAAGACAAAAGCCTTGTAGCAAAAAAAGAGTTGAAGAAGTAATCGATGATCCGTATAATGATGCGTGGAAAGTTAACTTCGAAAGAAACCAAACGATGATTGATATGACTAAGATTCCAGATGAATATGAATCATTGATTTTAGAGGAGTTTGAGAAGGACATGATTGTTAATGATCGTTCCAAACTCCTAGACTACTTTATTAAAAACAAGTTGAAAAACTTGATGTCCAGCATAGGAGATTTTTAACAACATGTCTAAGAATGACAAAGAGGAAAAAGCACAAAAAGAGTTTAAAACTAAGTCGAAAAAAAGAAAACAAAAAAGATCTAGTCGTCACAACTCTCGTAAAATTATGAAAGATTTGAAACAAGGTTATTTCGATCCAGAAGATTTCACGGATCGAATGGAAGGTGTATAATGAGTAAAACAAAACTGTCCAAAGAAACACTCGCTATTCTCAAAAACTATTCTCAGATCAACTCTAATCTGTTGGTCAAAGAAGGTAACGTGATCAATACGATTTCTCCTGCAAAGAATATTGTTTCGGAATCTGTCGTTACTGAAAACTTCGAGGTAGAGTTTGGTATCTGGGACTTAAGTAAACTTCTAGGAACAATTAGTTTGTTCGAAGATCCAGAATTTGAGTTTGGTGAAAAATCCATGATCATTTCTGGAAGAGGTGGTGGTAAAGTTTCTTACTACTATTCAGAACCAAGACTTCTCACCACCCTCACTCGTGAGGTCAAGATGCCTGAACCAGTGATTAGTTTCAAACTCACGGAGAGTGTGTTCGAATCAGTTCAAAGGTCTGCATCTGTTCTTCAACTTCCAGACCTTTGTATCAAGTCGAGTGACGAAGGAACAATTGAACTCGTCGCACTTGATAAGAAGACTCCCACCACAAACAGTTACACGGTCGAGGTCGGGACTAATCCTAAACCAGGCTCTACTTTTTCTTTCTATCTCAAGAATGAAAACTTGAAACTTCTGTCAGGTGATTATACTGTGGATGTATGCTCTCAAACTGTAACACGGTTCACACATACGGAGCAGGACACTAAGTATTATATTGCACAGGAAAGCGACTCATCATATCATGACTAATCAAGAAACTTATTTGTGGGTAGAGAAGTATCGACCCCAAACTGTTGATGAATGTATTCTCCCTGAGAACATCAAAGATACATTCAAAGATATGATTGTTTCGGGTGAATCACAAAACTTGTTACTCAGTGGTGGTGCTGGTTGCGGTAAAACTACAATCGCAAAGGCTATGTGCAACGAGTTGGGTTGTGATCACATTCTTATCAACTGTTCAGAGAACGGGAACATCGATACGCTTCGAACCACCATTCGTGATTTCGCTAGTTCCGTTTCTCTGGATGGTAACAAGAAAGTTTGTATTCTAGATGAATTTGATTATTCTAACGCACAGAGTATTCAGCCTGCTCTCAGAGGAGCGATTGAGGAATTTGCTGATAATTGTCGTTTTATACTAACTTGCAATTACAAAAACAGAATTATTAAACCGATTCACTCTCGTTGCACAAACGTTGAGTTTCAGATTCCAACGAAGGAGAAACCAAAGTTAGCAGCGAAGTTCTTGGATAGGGTGAAGTTCATTCTGGATACTGAGGGTGTCGAGTATGAAGAACGAGTTCTTGCACATCTAATTCTTAAATACTTTCCAGACTTCAGACGAGTGGTGAACGAACTTCAACGCTACTCTGTCTCAGGAAAAATTGATGTCGGTATCTTATCACAGATCGGTGAGATCGATGTGAAAGATCTGATGACCCGCATGAAAGAAAAAGATTTCAGCGGTGTTCGTAAGTGGGTCGTATCGAATCTTGACAACGATCAGTCGGAACTGTTCAGAAAAATTTATGACTCACTTTATGATTATCTTGCACCAGAGAGTATTCCTATTGTTATACTTATCCTTGCAGATTATCAACACAAAGCAGCGTTCGTTGCTGATGCAGAGATAAATATGACAGCATGTTTAGTTCAAATTATGATGGAGGCACAATTCAAATGAGTAACATTCCAAAAGCACAAGCGGATTATATTTTCGTAGAGAAGGTGGATTATAACGAAGAGCAAACCACCGATGCTGGTATTATCATCAAGAGAAACCAGATGCTCGACAGCAGTTTCGTAGAGACTAAGATTCTTAGTATGGGTAGTGGTCTTCCCCTTCCAAACGGAGATGTTCCACCCGTAGAGTATAAGATCGGTAGCACCATCATTTATGATGCACGCAATCGAATCGGTATCTCAAAAGAGTATGATGTTATTCGAAGAGAGGCTGTAATCGCGGTAGTGGAGGACTAATGAAACTAGGTGATTTTCTAAACTCAATCAACTACACAAAAGAGGATATCTTTGCAGAGGACGCTGAACATGCATCCAAACAATATCCTGCTTTTGTCGTAAATCGATGTCTGTCTTACTTTCCCGACACGTTATTTCATGCAAATGAAATGAACGTAAATCATTCGTTAAGTGAACGTGTTCAGTATGATTATCTTAGACTATCTATCAGACCTAGAAAACGGTTTAGTAAGTGGTTGAAGAACGAGAAACCCGATGATATTGAGGTTGTAAAGCGGTATTATAATTACTCTAACCGTAAGGCTGAAGAGGCTTTACGGGTTTTGAGTAATGAAGATATTGAAAATATGAAGCAAGAGATGAATGAAGGAGGCTAAAAACTAAATCTTCTACATAATGTGTGAAAGGATTAGTTTATGAGCGACAATTTATTTAAAGGATTGGGTGTTGAGATACGTCTTAAAACAGATGATGATTTTTTAAAAGTGAAAGAGACTCTTACGAGAATCGGCGTATCATCAAAAAAAGAAAACATTTTATATCAATCGTGTCATATTTTGCACAAACAAGGTAGATATGCGATCATGCATTTCAAAGAACTTTTTGAGATGGATGGATTAGAGTCTGACATAAGTAATACAGATGTAGGACGAAGAAACACAATCGCCTGTTTACTGGAGGAGTGGGGTCTACTTGATATTGTGGACGAAGATAAAGTAGAAGAACCACAAGTGAGTTTAGGTAAAATGAAAATTTTACCATTTAAGGATAAAGATGATTGGGAGTTGATACCAAAGTATCACATTGGTAACAGAAAGAAATAGTATGTCAAAATTGCTTGTGAAGTTCCCTTCTCGCAACAGACCAGAGAAGTTCAGGGACATTTTAGATAATTATACATCACGAACCTCAGGTAAACATGAGGTGAGATTTGTCATTTCGATGGATCTAGACGATGAAACAATGAACAACGATGAGATCAAAAGTTACCTTGAGTCGTTGCGTGACAAAGGTATTGACCTAGTGTATCATTACGGAAAATCTAAAACTAAGGTCGAAGCATGTAACGCTGATCTTGAGGGAGAGAAGGCTGACGTAATCTTACTCATATCCGATGACATGGTTCTACAACAAGACAACTATGATGACATCATCATGTCAGACTTCGCAGAGCATCTACCGAATTATGATGGTGGTATAAAGTATCATGACGGGCTTCGTAATGATGCTCTTATGACTCTACCAATCATCGGATGGAACTTTTATGAGAAGTTTGGATACATTTATAATCCAGAGTATACTTCTGTATATTGTGACACCGAACAAACACACGTTTTGATGCTACTTAACAAATTAGTGGTTAGTCAAACCTGTATTGCTAAACATGATTGGACACCTCAGCCTTTTGATGAATTGCACGCAAGAAATGAAAACGCACAAATGTACGAAAAAGATGGAAGTATATTCCACAGAAATAAAGCACTGAACTTTAACTTATGAAAACTGTTTTATCATACTGTCTCTTCGACCCGTTCAATATTCATGTTCACAGAACATGGGACGAGCATAACTTAGATAAAACAAGATATTGGTTTAACATACCAGCGTTGTATATCACCAACAAAGTATTATATCCAGACTACGAGATGAAAATATTCATCAATAATAGTCTAACTTACAATCCACTTTTTAAATTATTAGAAAAACTTGATATCACTATCGAGGAAGTAGATCTAAAATTTACGAATACATCTGAACCGATGATGTGGAGACTGATTCCCATATGGGATGGTAACTACGACTGCGTGTTTTTGAGAGACATTGATTCTATACCAAATTATCAAGAGTATGTGTCCACGACGTATTTTGCAAAGAGTAAGTTTGCTATACAGACTCTGCGATCTCATGAAAACCATTATCATGAAATGGGTTGTGATATCCTCGGAGGTCTTTGTGGGTTTAAACCTAGTAAGATTGAACACAAACCTAAATCATTCAAAGAGTATTATGAATCTAGAATGGATATGCCTTGGGCTCAAGATCAGTTTATGTTGAGTCATACATTTATACAACAACAGTCTCCTTTGTTTTTAGAGACAAACTTCCTAGACTGTCCTATCGATAACCAGAAAAGAAAAGCACCGTTTCCACACTCAGTCATACCATACTCTTTGTTTAAAAACGAAGAGAAAGACTTGATAAAACGTAAAGTTCTTTCTATAGTAAAAGAAAGTTCTCTAGCGGACTGGGCAGGACAACCATGTGATGCAAGAGGAGAGGTGCTGAATAAGTTTTTAGAGTTGGATTGTGATGCAGCGAGACTAGTCAAAGAAACTCTTGATGATAAAGTTTTAAAAGATTTTTATGGAGTGTAAAATGAAGTTGTTTGTGACTATGAGAAATCACGCAAAGGGAGACACGTTTCGTGAACTCATCGAAATGTGGGATGAATCAAATTACATAGTGATCGAAGATAGTCACGACAGATTCTGTTGGACTGGTGATGGTGTTGGTGATGTCTTGTTGTATGAGTATGCAAGGTTTGATTTCTTACCCAAAACTTGGAACAAGGGTTTGTTCTCAAACACTCAAGCGTGGAACGTTCCAATCGGAAAAAATCATCCTTGGATATTTTGGTCAAGACATCCTAGAAAACTAGAATCTAAAATCAAAGAGGGTATTAAGAGTTTCGATGACAGAGACACAAAATCTATATTTCTCGGTAAGATCGAAAACCCTATACAATATGAAAACAGGATGACTCACGACTGGTCAACTTGCATAGAAGAGTTTAGTATGCCTGTTGCTATCGGTAACGTGTACGAGTATCCATACACACAAGACGAATATCTTAACAAGGTATCACGCTCACGTTACGGACTTGTTCTGCCTGGGTATGGTCCGAAGTGTAATCGTGAAATAGAATATTTTGGTCTGGGAACAGTGCCGATCTATACAAAAGGTTGTGGACTAGAATACCATGACAAACTAGAAGAGGGTGTTCATTATTTCTATGCGTCATCACCCGATGAAGTTGCAGCGATAGTAAACAACGTCAGTTCTACACAGTGGAATGAGATGTCGAAAAATGGTAGAGATTGGTATGAGCGAAACTGTTCTCGTAAAGGCTCATACGATACAACAAAAAGAATCGTGGAGTCAATATGATTACAGTTGTTCTGACGGTGTGGAAACGTGACAATTTCGTAGAGCAGTTGGAGGCGATTAAAAAGCAAACTGCTGATATCGATAGAATCGTTGTTTATCAAAATGAAAACCATATTGATCTAAGTCAATACCAAGACGGATCGTGGGACCATGTTCAGTCCTCAACGAATAGTAAATACCACGGTAGGTTTACTCTTCCTCTTTTATTTACATCTGAATATACAGCGATCTTTGATGATGACACAATCCCCGCACCAAAATGGTTGGAGCATTGTGTTAACACATCTAAAAAACTAAACTGCATTTGTGGTGCAAACGGTCGTAATCGTAGTAACAAAGGGTCTGTTGGTATTTGCGATGGTATTGCTAATCCAGTCCCAGTCAAAGCAGACATCGTGGGACACTGTTGGTTCTTCAAAACGGAGTGGATTCATTACATGTGGAAAGAACCCACAGTTTCCTTTTCAACTGGGGAGGATATACAGTTGTGTGCATCAGCACAAATCTTCGGAGACATATTCTCTTACGTTCCGTCTCAACCACACGATCAACCCGAAGTTTGGGGAGACACAAATCCCATGCTAGGATCTGATGAACATGCATCATGGAAACTTCCTCACCACAATCCAGACAGAGAAAAACTTTACGAGCATTATTCTAAGTTAGGGTGGATCACTCAATGATCGTAATCCCAGAGTTTCCAGAGTGCGGATTTGGTAATAAGGCACTTTACTATAATAACATGAGACAACTTGCTCATCAATTAGGTGTAGGATTTAGTTGTCCTGAGTGGGAAGGCTGTGATGTTTTTGATCTTGAAATTCACAAGGAAACACCTACAGATCAATACGCCTTACCTTTTTGCTTAGGAACAGAATACTTTGAATTCAAAACCATAAGCACCAGAGACGTTTTTAAAATGTCTGATATTCAAAGATACGAAAGAACCTGTTCAATTCATATTCGTGAAACCGACTTTCATGCATGGATGCCTGAATCTGTCGATATTGGTCAGCGTGTTGGATATTACCAAAACTCTATCGTAGAATTATTGGATCGTGTTGACACATTCTATATTTTTACCGACGATCCAAACTCTTGGAGAATCGCAGAGATTATCGAGTGTCTTGAATTCAATCGTAAAGATTACAAGTTTGGCGAAAACACATCAGACAGAAGTAAGTTCAAGAATGACTTCATAGAAATGTCACGTTGTGATCATATGATATCCAGTCCATCTACATTTAATATTGTAGCAGGGATGACAGGTATCAAAAAAACAATCATTCACTCGAAAGATTGGATTAACTATCGTAAATCTAAAAATGATGTCTTCTGGTGCAAAGTTGCTGACGCAAATGATGAAGACTACAATGTATGGAGACTAGTATGAGCAAAGTTTATTTGAAGACATACTTTTATGTAGAGCATGAAGTAAAGTTCCTCGCTATGAATTTGTTAGAGGCATATGATCATATTGATGGTTTTATAATATGCGAACATAATAGAACTCATACGGGTAGACCCAGAGACTACATTTGGGATGAAGTAAAGGATCAACTCCCTGCTGAATTTATGGATAAGGTAATCTACCTTCCTTCTGATTTGAGTGATAAGGCTGTTGAAGCATACGAGAGAGAAGATCTTATCCACTCAATCAACGAACCCGTGATGCGTAGTTCTTTTATGACTGACATGGAGTTTGACCGAGATGATATTATTATTTCAATTGACGCTGATGAAATAATTTATCGTGATGCGTATCCACAAATTTTAGAGACTGTCAGTAGACAGAATTTAGTCAGGTTGAATCTACATCAGTTTTTCTATAAAACAAATTATTTGTGGGAGGGTAAGGATTTTACATCTCCCATCGCAAGTAAATATTGGGTGTTCCAAGATCAATACCCTACGAATTGGAGAGACGTTGGACCTATACTGCCTGGTAAGCATGGTTGTCATTTTTCTTGGTGTATGACTCCAGAGGAGATGGTTTACAAACTACATACTTATAGTCATCCGAGATATAGATTCTGTGCAAACAAAGAACTTCTAGAAGAGGCGATTGCAAACAAAGAGTATCCGTTTGACCCTGACGTTGACTTTAGAATTCGTGAACTTGATAATAATGATGAGGTAATACCTGAATGTCTAAGAAATCAGTTGCAATACTTGGAAAAGGCCCTAGCGTAAGTCGCTGCACTAGGGAGTTTATAGATAAGTTTAATGTCGTTGTAGGTTGTGGTAGACCCCTCATAGATGGTTACGAGCATCTAGTAGGATCACGTTTACACTATGACTTCTCAAATAGGACATCCACCCCATATACTCAAGAGCAAATAAGTAGATACGGTGTTCGTGAGCATATCGATACTGGTGGTCAAACTCCGATTCGTGAAAACTTTTCATATAAGGACTTAGATCCATCGACTGGTATTCTAGCCTTTGATTTATTTGTTCACGACGATAGTGTTGATAGCATCGCACTTGTAGGATTTGATTTGTTTCAGCACATGGAAAAGATGTATTACTTCAAAAATGAAGAGTTTGATCCCGCACTCAAGTGGCTCTGGGACAACGGTACATACGATTCACAGGGTAGACTTACAGAGATTAGCGGACACAATCTAGAGAGAACATACGAATATCTAAATCATATGTTTGATTCTTACCCAGAAAAGAATTTTTACATAATATCGTCTTATCCATTTGAAGAAAAACCAAACCTTACTATAATGTGAGAAAGGAGTTTTTATGTTAACAGTATTTGAAGGACTTGAAGAAAAGTTGTCTCAAGCAGTTGAGACTGAAGAGTGGAAAACTCTACAGAAACAATTCAATGAGGCAGAAGTAATCTACATGATTGGTAATGGTGGTAACATGGCAGTTGCAAGTCATGGTGCTGCTGATGCTACACGACTTACAAATAAGAAAGTGCATTGTTTAGACAGTCAGTCACATCTGACTTCAATTGCAAATGATCATGGTTATGAAAATATCTTTGAGCGATGGTTGGAAGCGTACGCTGACTTAGACAAAAAAACCTTAGTATTAGGATACTCTGGTTCAGGAAACTCCGCTAATGTCTTGGGTGCTTTACGTTGGGCTGATGATCAAGGGTTTGATACCACGATCATTACTGGTGTGAAGTCAGCAAGATTAGATAGAGACACGATAAACGAAATATGCTTTGATAACATCTTTTTTCACTCCCATGAAATCTTATCTGTTATGTCTTTCTATGAATTGATTCATGGTGCGGGTCATGCGTGTCCAACAATCAAAGCAGAGAATGATAGAAAGTACGGAACGAAAGGAATCAAGCATGTCTGACATTACCGCTTTAATTATGGTTCGTAGTGGATCTGTTCGCTGTAAGAATAAAAATATTCGAGAGTTTGCAGATACAAACCTGCTAGAGAATAAAATTAAGACTCTGAAAGAGGTCGAAGGTATTCATGAGATTGTTGTAAACTCTGACTGTCAAAACATGTTGGGTATTGCTATCGAGAGTGGTTGTAGAACCGTTCTGCGAGATAAAGCATATGCAACATCGGAGACTACACCGAGTGAGTTGTATAAGCATGTAGCAAAAACCATTGAAACAGATTATGTTTTATCTGCGAGTGTATGTTATCCTATGATGTCAACTGAAACATATCAGCGTTTAGTAAATCTTCATAGCGAAAACGAAGGAACCAGTGAGAGTGTTGTAGCATGTCATACTATTAATCACCACCTTTGGATTAATACACCTTATGGTTACGAACCTCTAAACTATGAACCAGGCAATCAACCGAACAGTCAAGAGTTACCAGAAGTGGTTAGTATTTGTTGGGGTGGTATTATTACTCCTAAAAAAACTATGTTGCAGGGAGACTTGATCGGAAGAAAACCAATGTTTGTGGATATTCCTTGTCATGAAGCGATGGACATCGACACTGAGTTAGACTTTAAAATTTCTGAAGTCGTTTATAAGGGACTACAGTGAAATTTACTTTTGGTATTACGACTGCTCCACCTGAGCAAACTTGTTTTGCATGGCAAGATCGTATTCGATGCATAGTCGAATCTATTCGCACTCAAAATATACCTGAATACGAAATTATCATCGTGGGTGGACCTGTTGTGAAAGAAGGTAGACACGGAGGATCTCTTCATAACAGACAGGACATCGTACATATTCCCTTTGATGAGGACAGCGGACTCGCTGGTAACGAGCAGTGGTGTAAGGAAAACCAAATCAAGAGAGGCGGTTGGATTACAAAAAAGAAAAACTTGATTACAGATCAAGCAAAATATGAAAACGTAGTTTACATCCACGATTATCACGCATTTATGCCTGGGTGGTTTGCAAACTTTGTGGTGTTTGGTGACGAGTGGGATGTCTGCATGAATCGTGTTGAAGACATCTGGGGTAATAGATTTAGAGATTGGTTATCGTGGGATCATCCTAATTATAGAAAACGTCAACTCATGGACTACGATGACTCCAGTGCTGCAAAATACTCATACATCTCAGGATCTTATTGGGTTGCAAAGAAAAAGTTTATGCAAGAGAATCCTTTAGATGAATCCTTGGTATATAGTCAGTCCGAAGATTTAGAATGGTCACTTAGAATTAGAGATAAAGCAAACTACAGAATGAATCCAAGGTCTATTGTACGTCACATTCGACCCAAATACACAGGAGATGAACCAGTATTATGAGAAACGAAGACCTCAGAAATAAATATGATGAAGTGTTCAAGGGAGGATCAAATAACTTCTTCACATGTAATGTATTTGAAGAATCACATGCTCTCGCTAGTAGAGTATTAAAAGAAACTAATGGTATTTTGTCTGATAAGTCAGTGCTTGATATAGGATGCGGTGAGGGTATGCTGGTCGCTATGCTCGCGGAGGCTGGTGCTTTTGTTTCTGTCGGTGTGGATTATAGTGAAGAGGCTATAAAAAACGCTTACGAAAAATTTGGACACAAAAATGCGGAGTATGTTTGTAAAGATTATAAAGAGTTAGATGAGTCTTTTGATATCGTTACGATGCAGGGTGTTATGGAACACTTAGATGACCCGTGGACTGAAGTTAAAAATATCATGGATACGAAAGTAAAAGACGGTGGTTTTTTCGTCACAAGTTCACCGTCATTTTTAAATCCTCGTGGGTATGTTTGGATGACGCTTGCAAAACTGTTTAACGTTCCAATGTCACTTACAGACTTACACTTCATATGTCCATTTGATATGCAAAAGTTCTGTGATGAAAACAACTATGATTTAGAATATGAATCAATCCACCAAGACTGGGGTTCTGGTGATACTATGATTCGTGATTTTAATAAAAGACTTCGTAACGCTCTACGAGATGCAAATATGGATAACAGTAAAGTTGATGATCTCCTTGAGTGGTTATACAATGCGAATAAATACTATGTAACGAATGAGTCTAGTGGTGCAATTGTAGTTTATAGAATGAGGAAGAAGTGAAGTCACTAACACGCTGTGAGGAAGTAGTAAATTTTAGAGAGAAGACTAGAGAGTGTAAAGGCATACTCGCTGGTCAATATCCACATGTTGTAGAAGATAAAATTTATTACCAAATGGAAACACCCAAAGAGGTTCACTATGCACAACGAAGTGGTGCAGGCTATCGCAAACCTTTGTATAACAATATCATTAAGAAATCTCTATCCGCTCATAACTTTAGTGTCTTTTATGATTCAAATCCGAATACTCCTGATGATGAGCGATACAAGGCAGTGGGCGGATACCACGTTGGTCGTGCATCGGTAAAGACTCCGTGGACATTAGGTTTACACCAAGCATCACTGTACGGTGAATTAAATGACTGCGAGATTAGTGGTGACTTAGATGTGGTGGAGTTCAAAGATCCCGTGTGGCCTGAGTTTACTAAGTTACTATTTCACGATGACTTTTATCACCCTAGACACGCAAATGGTCTTTACATATTTAAATCACATAATGGTATCGAGTGGACGGAGTATCACGACAAACCAATATTCAGCACACTCACAGAGTGTGAGAGTCCGTATGAGGAGTGTCTAGCGTTCGATACCCATCCAAGTATTTTTTATGACAGGAACCAAGATGATTACGTTATATACATGAGAGGTAATCTAAAACTTGGTGTCCGTCATGTGATGTATTCACGATCAAAAGATTTAGTAAACTGGTCTAAGCCTAAACTTATCAAAACCGATCCATCTTTTGATTTTGATCATGGTAACTTATACTTCATGTGTGCAAAACCTTACGCGAGTAAGTATCTCGCCTTCCCCCCACACTTTAAAAATGAAATCATCTCCGATAGTAATCGTCGTTACTATGACACTAAAACTCAAATCATGATATCTGACAATGGTGAAAATTGGAGAACGGTGGGTAGTTTGTTTGAAGGTCAAACGAATGGTCATATGGACTTCCCGCATGTAGCATCGTTTCGAGTTGAGGACGATAAGGTTGCTTTGTATGTGCATGAGGGTTTCATGTCAACACAAGGTAAACTTGTAAGATATACGATTGATAAGGAGGAAGTAGATGCACTCTTTAGATAAGCAAGGTTATAACTTACAGGTTTCAAAATTTATACATTTTGGTAATAGTCTCGTACAACTTACTAATGCTATTGACTTAGCGAAGAATACAAAGTCACTACTCATGCTTCCGAATATGGGAACCTGTGATGAGGCTTATCAATTTTTATCACGACTTCCGAACTTTTCATATACGAGCGGAGGTGGATGTAACGAAACACTTGAGAGTAAGTTTTATTTCAAGGACGAGTGTTACGGTCATGAGATTAGTAATGACACTCGTAGAGAAATATTACAGCAGGATATTCATCCTCATTTAGAGTATGAAGATATTAATTTAACAGATGATGACTTAGTGATTCACATTCGTAGCGGTAATATTTTTGGTGGGTGGGTACACAAAAACTATGCTCAACCCCCAATGACATTTTACGATAAGGTTATCAGTGAAGCGAATCCGAAGAAGATTATTATTGTCTCGGAGGATGACAAAAATCCTTGCGTAAAAGGAATACTAGACAAATATGAAAATTCTTATGTATCACACACAAATCTTAAAACCAGCATTAGCATCATCTTAAGTGCGAAGAAGTTAGCAATAGGATTCGGTACGTTCGGTTGGATGCAAGCATTACTGTCAAAGAACATACATACTTTGTGGTGTCCAAATGTTTGCACCGATGTGTTTGGTACTGAGTTTGATAATGGAGATCCTTTTACAATTATAAGACATGTGTTTGAGGACTACATCGGTTTAGGTGAATGGGAATGCTCAGACGAGCAACTCAAATTAATGATGGGAGAAGTAAATGTTGTTGAAGTTATCTGATTTAATAGGGAAGCACTCCCTGAATATTAAAGGTGTGTATCATATCGGCGCACATCATGGTCAAGAGTTTGAATCATACAAGAAGTGGTGTATCAACAACATTATTTTCTTCGAAGCATACGGACCTAACTATTTAAAATTAAAAGAATACATCGACTCACAAGAAACCGATGGTATGAATATTCATATGGAGAACATCGCTCTCGGACACAGAGATGGTGATAAAACGCTCTATGTGGAGACAGAAAATCAATCAATGTCATGTTCCTTACTTAAACCTAAGGTGCATTTAGAACTCTATCCAAAGATTACATTTGATGAAGAGATCAGCGTTCGACAGACTTTTTTAGATAAGTTTGTTATTGAACACAACGTTGATACCAGTAAGTTTAACTTTATTAATATTGATGTTCAGGGATATGAACTTGAAGTTTTCAAAGGTGCTGCACACACATTGTGTGATGTAGATTATATTTACACGGAAGTAAACAACGATGAACTCTATGAAGACTGCGTACAGATGAGCGACCTTGACGAGTTGTTGGGTGATCTGTGGGGATTCCAACGTGTGGAAACAAAACTGGTAGGTAATCAAAAATGGGGAGATGCTCTTTATGTTAAACAGGAATGATGTTGCAATCTTCTGCACAGGAGATAAAAAATATATTCCCCAAATGATTGTAGCGTTGCACATCGCTTGTAACAAAAATGATTTTACACCTTTCATTGTTACAGATGCACCAGACGAAGAAATCGAACTGGTAAAACGTTTTGATATCACTACACTTAGAATTGATTTGAAAGAGACTTTCGATAGATACAATCAAAACTGGCCTTCTCAGAGTTTTTGGTGGTGTGCTGCTCCTGCACTTCTTCATGACTTGGGTTATAAGTATAGCATATTCATTGATGCTGATGTGTATTGTAATAAAACATTAGACCTTAGTTTACTCAATGATGACCTTGAAATTGCTGCAAGAGAACTTGAAACAAAAAACGAATTTAACTCAGGTGTAATTTTATTCAACAACGAGAAGATGGTTAATAAAGATTTATACACAAAATTTATTAATGCCTATACTCCAATGTCTACGATTGCTTACGAAAGATATCATGGAGGTAAAGTTCATGACCAACAAGTATTATCTGCGATAGGATCTGGATACAATCAATATTCTGACTTTCTTCGTAAATCAGGTGACTTCGAAATTAAAAAGTTAGACATCTTATGGAACTACCAGTTTCATAGAGCGTCGGGTCAGAATGATGAATACTTAGATTTAGATTATCGTGAGGTAAAAGAGAAAGTGTCCTTTGCTCACTTCTTGATGTCAAGACCGTGGCAACATCACAAGTCATGGGGTGGAACACATGGACTATTTAAAACGAGAGACTTTCCTCATGGTTGGGTTGTAAAGAATAGAGGCGGTGAACCTAGACCCGAAACAAGAATACAATTTGTCATGGACTGGAGAGAAGAAGTTAGAAAAATAGAACAGAAGTATGGGTTTCAAATGTTTAACGATTTTGGTAAATTAGAGGAGATTTCACTGTGAAGAAAAAAGTCATCGCATCACTTGGAATTAAAAATGAAGAGTGGATCATAGAGAAAACACTCAATGTTCTAAATCGTTTTTGTGATAAAATTATCATCGTTGATGATCATAGCACAGACAACACAGAATCTATCTGTAGGTCATTCGATAAGGTAGAATGGAATGTAAATGTAGAACACGACTGGAAAACAAGAACTGATGGTGTTCAAAAAAACATAGCGATTCAAGCAATCAAACCACACAATCCTGATTATGTTCTCTTCTTGGACGGGGATGAAATACCGTTTAGAAATATGCCTGACTTTATTGATGAAAGAGATGACTCGGTTGATTTATGGAAGTTACCTTTCGTGCATTTGTGGGGTGATGAGAGTCACTACAGAGTAGATAAGTTTTCTACATCTCAGGGTGTTGAAGTCAACTACAATCCATTCTGCGGTCCTGCTGTTCATGGACTAGGTGGTGGATCGAAAAAAGGATTCTTAATGAAGTGGAGGGATGGGTTCGACTATAAGCACAGAACAGACCACCACATTCTACCAATGGAACCCGTGAATGTTCCAGGCGTATATGGTGAGTCAAATGAAACTGGTATTTTGCATTATGGTAAAATAACAGAACACTTTAAGACTGGTAAAAAAGATGAGGAATATGCTGTCATGAGATCTCATACGATGGGGTTCAATCTACAAGATAGAATTAAGCACCATGAAGAGTGTCGAGATGAGACTAACATGGAACTAAAAGAAGTAAACCCTGAGTGGTTGTGGGAGGACTCGGATGATTGATGTAATTATACCAACGCATGTCAAAGACACAGAGACTTTAGAGTTATGCATAGAACAGGCAAGAAAGAATGTTCTTAATGTAAACAAAGTGTATGTTATATCAAAGGATAAGTTGACAGATTCAGCAGAGTGGATTCCCGAAAGTGCATTTCCGTTTTCGTTGGATGATGTTGTGAATATCATCGGAGAAGGATGGAGAACAACTTGGTATTATCAACAGGTATTAAAGTTCTACGCTCATGAGGCTTGTGATGGTTTATTAGATGATTATCTTATTGTTGACTCGGATACAATGTTTTTACGACCGATTGATTTTTATGAAGAAGAGTCTGGAAAGATCTACTTCAACTTTGGTTACGAAAAATATCCATCATATGATGAGCATATGAAAAAATTAGTGCCTGGTTTGAATCGAGTTGATGACAAGTCTGGTATCACACATAGCATGGTCTTTTCTAGAGACATCTTAACTGAACTAAAAAAGACCGTTGAACTTAAACATGACTCTCCTCTTTGGAAAGCATTCTTAGATATCACCAATCATAAGTATTTAAGCGTTGATAATCAGAGTCATGATGCTAACGGTAGAGCATCTGAATATGAAATTTATTTCAATTACGCTAGAACCCATTTCCGTGATCGTGTAATTTGTAGACCTCTGAATTCAATCTTAGCCTATAAAGGTAATCTTCATAAAGTTAAGATGAACTTTGGTTCTCGCACAAATAGATTACCAGCAGAGGCTGTCATTGACAACACGACAGAGGAGTTTAGTAGTTTAGAAGAGTCCTTTAGATATGTTATTGACAAGACGAGAGAAAATAACTACGATAGTGTAACGTTTCAAAAACACACTAGACAAGACTTTGATGAATACAAAAATGATTCTGTAGAATATCTGAGAGAAAACACTTATGTTGAGAATAAATGAAATCACCCGTGGTCGCATGGGTAATAAAATTTTACACTACAATACTCTCGCTCAATTAGGTGCATCGAAGAAGCAAGATGTTTCATGTAACGTGTGGGAGGATCAACGTTTTTTCACCAATACCATAACTCATAAGTCACCAGAGAATCCAGAGACTAAACTATCTTGGAGAGAGATTCTTACTAATCCTACGATGAGTTTTCGCAAAGATATAGATTATGAAGTAGATGAGTATGCAATTCATAATGTTTTCTGGAGAGTCACAAAACAAGATCCTAGAGATTTTTTACAAATCTCGGATCAATACAAAAAGAAACTTAGAGATGATGTTATCACAGTAGGTATTCATTTTCGAGGAACTGATATTCTAGGTGGTGATGGTAACGGTGGTCGTGAGATTCATAGACCTGAATATTACAAAAACGCAATAGACTTTGTAAGAG